AAGCCACAGAGTCACAACAAGCCGCAGGATTACGCGCTCTTAGAATTTTAGATGCGGGTGGTCTTCCCGGTGCAGAAGCTGCTGGATTAGGTCCTGTTGTTTCTAGGCTGTCTGCAACCTCAAGAAATATATCAGGAAGTGAAGATCAAGCTATAAAAAACATTTTCTTTGCTAGATCGCAAAAAGACAAACTCTTAGAAGATGCTGGAGTGGGTAGCATAGATGAAGTTGCAGATGTAATAAAAAATTCCACTCCTGACAAAGCAAATAGATTAAACAAATCTCTTTTAGACGCACAGGAATTGTCTGCTAAAGCTTTAGATGACGCACTTGGTGTTTTAAGTAAAGCGGTAGATGAAGGCGTTGATGTTGGAGATGATCTTTTAACTCAATTAGTTGGTGGTTATGATAACTTTGTAAAAGAAGCGAACGTATGGTATCAAGGCGTTGACGATACACTTTCAAAAATTAAAAAACCTATTACTATAGGTAAAGGTACAAGCCGTAGAACCATTACTCAAGAAGGCGGCGAATTACCAATTTTTGATATATCTCACTTAAAAACTCAATATGACGATGTAATAAGCATTGATTACGATGGAGTTGCAGAGCTTGCACCCGAAGCTTTCAGCGCTTTTGGAAATGTTTTAAAGAAATTAAATGCTAATACTGCGGATGGCTCTAAGGCAGGATTTACATCTTATAGGGGTCTTCGTTCATTTCGTAAAAACATCAACGATGCTTTGTATGATAGAAGTATGGGTATAGGAAACACAACAGAAAGAAAGTTATTAGCAGAGATGAGAGATTCTGTTGATGAAATGATGCAAGGCGCTCTTCCAGTAACCCTTAAAGGCTTAACTGACACTGAAGGTAAAATAATTAAACAAGCTCTTAAAAAACATAAAATTGCTCAAGCGAATTATGCTAAAGAGATAAAAGTTCAAGAAAAATTAGAAAAATTAAGTATTTTAAGAAATGTTGGTGAGGCTGGCAAAGATGTTAAGCTTGTAGCGGGACAAAACTTTAATGCTATAATTGCTAGACCAGATAGAATTAAAGCTGTTTTAGAAGCTGTAAAAAGGAATTCAAAACTTGCTGGAGTAGAAGACGGTTCAGAAGGAGTTCGCAGGTCATTAGCTAGGCAATATTTAGACGATGCCTTAACTAACGCAAACAAAGATTCTTTAGACCCTACTTCTTTTAATGGAGTCAAATTTTATGACTCAATTAAAAAAATAAACAAATCAGGTGTGGGCAAAGAGTTGTTTGGTGAGGATTGGAATCAAGTTCAATCTTTAGCTAAAGCTGTATCTTACAATGGCATTAAAAAAATTGACGAATCAATTATGCAAAAAGTTATTCAACAGAATCCCGGTGATGATGTTGTTATAACTTTAAAAAATGTTTTAGATGCTCAAATTGATTTGCAAAAATCTCAATCTTCTAAAGTTTTAAATGATTTAGCTAGTGGCAAACTAGATGCAGAAGACGCAGCAATATCTATATTAAATCCAAATTTAGGAAATTCTCAAATAAAATCAATTCTTGAATTTTTTGAAAGTGACCCAGTTGCTAAAAAAACCATACAAGACGCAATACTTAGAAACGTGTTAGGTTCTGTTGATGATAAGATATTCATTAGTGAAGCTTCTGCTTCCTCTTTGAGAAACGCTATAGATGCTTACAAGCCCGGAGTTTTAAAAACAGTTTTAGGAAAAGAAAAAATGGAAGGTCTTGAGCAACTTGCTGATGATCTGGTATTTCTTAAAGACACAGGAGGAAAAGGTGCTGGTGCATTGGCTGCTGAAGCGATTCGTACAGGTTTAATTACTTCCCCAATGAAAAATGCGACAAAAGTTGGGCGGTTTAAACTTTTAGATCGCCTTATCAACAGCCCAGATACTATGAGAAAATCTTTAGAACTTCGTACTGGAGCAAAAACACCTCAACAAGTTGCTGATGCTATTGCTATGCAATTTAATGAAGCAGCCGCACGATCAACTGGATCACAAATTCCAGTGACCGAAAATGTAGCACAAATTGGACAGCGTATAGGTTCTGGATTGGGAACTATAAATCGTGCAAAATCTGCGGTAAGGCAGGGTGGAATAAGAGCTATTATTGACGATCAAGAGTCTCGTGGAACGCGCCCACCTATGATGGATATTCCTAAAGTTAATCAACCAATGTTACCAGAATTAAATATTGAACAGCGCCTTAAACAAAACAATGCACAAAAAAGAATTCGGCAAGAGGCGAGCCTCAGAGAACGCGCAAAGTCTAATCCGTATGTTGCATCTACATTATTAGGCGGTCTTGGAAGTGCGGGTCTGCTCTAGTCCTCTAAGACAGAAGACAGACCACCGATACCAACTGCGGCTGGCGCTTGATAAACTTGGTTGCCCTTGACACGAGATTCAATGTTTTCGTATGTTTCGTTAATCATACGAGAAAGCTGACGCCCTATAGAACGGTCTTCGTGCGTTGCTATAAAAACTAACTTATCGTATGCTTCAATCGAAACACCTACGGATTTGTATTTTCCGGGGTTTGGCATGGTGAGGTTCCTTCCCATAAATGACTTTCCCTACTGTATATAATCCCAAACTGCGTGGGTCAAGGCCCAAGTATGGAAATAAAAAGGTTGTTGTTCAAGGCATTAAGTTTGATTCCAAGTGGGAAAGCCAGAGGTATCTATACCTCAAGTCGCTTGAGCGTGCTGGAACAATCAAAGACCTTGAGCTACAGGTTAGGTTCAACTTAGAAGTTAATGGTCAGAAGATATGCGCCTATGTTGCTGACTTCTGTTATAACAGAGAAGACAAGGATGGCGTGTGGCATTATGTTGTTGATGATGCCAAGGGCGTTGAGACACCTGAGTTTAAGCTAAAGAAGAAGTTGATGAAAGCTTGTCTGGGTATTGAGATATTCTTGTCAAAAAAAGGGGGGCGTTAGCCCCCCAATCATTATTTGCATTTGGCGATGTGCGCCTTTAGCTTCTTGGCAATACTGTCAAAGTATTTGCCTCCTGCTAAAATCGTAGGCTCATCATCCCAATGACCCTCACGATAGTCAATGTCAGCACGATTATCCACATCACTGTAGAAGATGCCCATAATCTCAACATCAACCTGAGTTGATGGCTTGATATTCCCAGACAAGAAGTCATCTAGGAAAGCAACGTACTGATCTTGTAGAGCCTGCGGCTCTATATTGTCAGCACACTCAATGAAGTGTGAAACTTCACTGGAAGTATAGTCAGGCTTTCCGCGAAAGCTGACCCCGAATGGAATGGTGGTAGACATGGCGTACTCCTTTCAGAGTATTAGAGAAATAGAAGGAAACCTTCATCTGCGTTAATACCACTATATCCCATACTAAGTGGGATGTCAATACCTAAAATAAAAAAAATTATCTAAATAAAAAAATATTTTAAAAAAAACCACTTGACACTACCCCATACTGTATGCTTTTAAGTGGGACTCTAGTAACAAGCGGAAAGGAAACGACATGGAAAGTCGTGATTTATTTGAAGTTAGAAAAGTTCTAAAAGCATCTATGGCTGATCTCAAGGATCAGTTAAAAGAAGTAGAAGATAAGCTTTCATCTACATATCTACCAAAAGCCAAGGAGTTACTTGGCTGTAATGGTGAAGACTTTGGCACCGTAAATATCTCTCATGGTAACGACATAATCAAAGCAGTTGTCTCCAAGAAAGTAACATGGGACCAAGAGCTTCTTCGTGAGGCTTTGTCTAAACTGTCTGAGGAGGACGCAAGGCATTACGGCAAACTTACCTTTGCTGTTGAAGAACGTAAGTTTACAGCCGCACCTCCCACAATAAAGCGGATATTAGAAGATTGCCGCACCACAGAAGTTGGTAGCTTCAAAGTAGAATTGGAGACATAAAATGGCACTACAAATTATCTCAGCAGATCAGCGTATGGCTGAAAAGAAAGGCCACAAGATTGTAGTCTGTGGCTCAAGCGGTGTGGGTAAAACCACACTTGCTCGTACACTAAATCCAGCAACAACTTTGTTTATGGATTTAGAAGCGGGTGACGCGGCTATCGAAGGGCATCCTATTGATGTTGTTCGCCCTCGTACATGGGCAGATTGCCGTGACCTTGCTTGCTTCTTAGGCGGAGCAAATCCATCCTTGGCTGAAGATCAGCCATACAGCGAATCACATTACAATTATGTAGCACAGATGTATGGCGATGGCTCAGAGGTATGGCAGAAGTACGATACTCTGTTTGTGGACTCGATTACCGTAGCAGGGCGTTTGTGCTTTCAGTGGTGCTTACAGCAGCCAGAAGTGCGTTCTGATCGTTCTGGCAAGCTAGACACTCGTGCTGCATATGGATTGCATGGTCGTGAGATGATGTCATGGCTAACGCACATTCAACATATCCGTTCTAAGAACGTGATCTTCGTGGGTATTCTTGACGAGATCAATGACGAGTACGGACGAAAGCAATACAGCCTGCAAATCGAAGGCAGCAAGACAGGGCGAGAATTGCCCGGAATTGTTGACGAAGTGATTACAATGGCAGTATTAACAGGGGATCACGGTCAGTATCGTGCCTTTGTTTGTCAGCCTTTGAACGAGTGGGGCTACCCAGCCAAAGATCGTTCTGGTAGGCTTGATGTCTTAGAGGAACCGCACCTTGGAAAGTTAATGGAAAAGATGGCGGCTGGCTCTAACAAAACTGACAAGGAATTGATCTTTGTCGATCCTACAACTCAAACTTCTAGCGAAGGAGAAGTATAATGCTTAATTTTAACAACGTCCCACAGGACGAAAATGCACCAACTCAAGAGTTTTCTATCATACCAAACGGTACTGTTGTCCGTACTGTTGTTCTTGTCCAGCAGGGAGACATTGAAATCCCTGAGTTCGGTCAAGGCCAATGGTTTAAGAAGTCAGCGTCAACAGCGGCTAAGTGGATGAACTTAGAGTTCACTATCATTGGTGGTCAATATGATCGCCGTAAGTTTTGGCACAGCGTCTTTGTCGATGGTGACAAGATGGGGCCAAGCGGTATGCCGCAAGCTAAAGAGAT